ATATAATATTCTCCTATTCACAAGTATTTATCATATTAGGGTCGACTTTCATCGACCCTAATGTTTATGATATTATAAACCTGCGATTTCTCCTGTGTTTTTAAGGCGTAGCGGAATGTAAATAAATTCTACAGCCTTCACTGGTTCGATAGCAATATCTACATAAAGTTCGTTGCGATCGATTCTGCTCGGTGTATTATTGGTTTCATCACAAACTACCAAGTAGTCATAAATTGCTCTTAGACCAATTAGCTCAACCATTAAGCTTTCAACCTGTTGTTTGATTTCATCACGTGTGATTTTATCGTTTGGTTCAAAGATGTAAGGCTTAGCAAGTGTTTTAAGTTGACTGCGTAGATAAATTACCAGTCTTGCAACGTTAATTCTGTCAAGAGCACTTGCATTTCTTGCACGAGTCTTTTGACCAAATACTACTAGTCCTGCACCATTTAGGAATGTAATTGGGTTTACATTGTTTTGGTATAGAGTATCACGTTGACCTTCGTTAAGTGCAACACTTACAAATTCGCCTTCTGAACTAATATAGCCACTTGCAGTTGCATTAGTTACACCGCCACGTCTTGTACCTGCTGGTGCAAACCATGGATATGCAACTTGGTCGTTAAGTGCAATAGTACGTAGTGCCATGTGACTTGCTGGCACAACAATATTGTTACCTGCATTGTCACTGCTGAAACCTGATGGATAGTATACACCAAGATATTCATCTCTGCTAACTAAACCTAGATCGTTGTCTTCAACAGCTAGATTTACGTTTGTTGCCCAGTTGCTAATTGCAGTTGTATTTGGCTGTAGTCTCATTGGGCTATCGCCTACGATAAATGCTGTTAAGCCTCTGTCATTGTTTAGGGTAATCATTTCACCGATAAGTTCTGGATAACCAGGTGTTGCCATCAAGTTGAAAATTCTTGTTTCATCGTCGCGAATATCTTGATTGCTGTTTAGTAATGATTGTAGAGCTTGTACAACAACCTTACGCTGTGCTTTACGTCCAAAGCTACCAGAACCGTCAACTTCATTAGCACTTTCAGTTACCCAACGATTTGCTTTGTAACCAGCCATTGACTCATCACCAAAGCGAGTATTTAAATCGTTTACGTCAATCCAGTTTCTTTCGAAACGCTTTACATTGAAACCACTTCTGCGTAGATTCCACAATAGCATACCTTTTGGATACAGTGCAGGATCTGGAGCATCTGGATCAAGATAGTTGCTTTCTAGCAAGTCTACAATAGAACCTGCTGTATCACTGTTTGCACCTGCTGTATTGTAACGTGCATCTGCAAATAGCACACCGTTTTCAGTTGTTTGGTCTGTTTTATCCAGTAACACAAACTTGCTTGTTAAGCCGTTGTAACGATAAATTGTAGGATAATTTTCGATGTCAGCAGTGCTTACCCAAATGTCGCCATTTTGAAGTGCAGAACCATCTGACTGTAAGGTTGGTTCGCTGTTTGCAACAATTGGACCATTTGGATCAGTGTTTGGGAAACCAGTTGCACTGTCTCTATAACCTACCCAAGTAGTACCGTTGTGATACAGCATGTCAACTTCGTCTACTACACTGCTATACCATAGAGCACCTTGAGCTGGAACAGTTGTTGGTTCGCCATCCTTTGCAGTGTATGTTAGCACTTTCCAAAGACTTGCAATGTAGTTGTTTGCCAATGCAGGATTTTCGTATAAGTTAACAGTTGAAGTAGGATCGGTTGCATCAAAAACTTCATATATATTATCAAATATTTGATTTGCAGCATCGTTAATTCTCATGTCGCCGCCAAGTGCATGTGAAATTACAAGTCTGTTTTGACTATCTACGCTTGCAGTTACGTTTGTGAACCCTGCTGCGTTTATTGCATTTGCAATAAGTTCTGCATCACTTGTAGCACCTGTTGCTGTAAACGAAATAGTTTTTGCAGTATCCATTGCTGCTTGACCGCTTAAACTCTCGCTGATAGTAAATGAATACGATCCACTTGGGAATGAGCTTGAAATAATTTTACTGCTGGTAATAGTTGTTGCACCGTTTGCATTTTTACGATAAATTTTGAAGTTTGCAAGTGGTTCAGAATCTTCACCTACGTTTGTCTGTACAAACAGTGAACCTTCTCTAATGTTGGCACCACCGCCTGTGCTGTCAATACCGTATATTGCACTGTTACCAGTTGAATACAATGGTGCATTTACAGTTGTCCACGATGCAGTGCTTGCTGAATAATTTTTAACAGACCAATTTGCTCCAAGATTAGGAGTAGTTGTCTTAACCCAAATACTACCAGTAGGTCTTGGGTTTGTATCGTTAGTCTTATATGAAGGAACACTGGTATGCGGTGCAATTGTTACTTCTGGTGCAAAGTATTCATCTTGAGCAATACCGATTGCTGTAAATAGAGCATCTGTACCATAAATTTCAACAACATCGCCTGCACTACCGCTGTAATAAAGAGCTAGTCTGCTATTTTTTACCTGTGCAGTAATACCTGCTGTAACCAATGCTGATGTACCGTTGATATCGCTTACTAGGCTTGCAAGTGTAGTACCAGTTGCAATTACTTCATACTGTGTACCACTACTATCGCTAGTTAAGCTGAATATAATAGAATGTCCTGCTGTGATAGATGGGTTAGCTGCTGTACCAGTTACAAATGCATGACTTGCTTTCCAGTTTGCACTACCGACTGGCACCCATGTACCTTTGGTTGTTGTATGATTGGTGCCATATCCTGCTGACTTGTACCATAAACGATTTACGTTTGTTACTGCGACAAGTGCATAATCACCTAGTGCACCTACGCTGCCCTTTGGGGTATAATCGCCGCCTGTATAGTTAACAACTTTAGTAGTATCTGTAATTACAGTAGGAACTTTGTTTGAAAAGCTTTGTCCGTTTGTTGTAGTTGCGGCTGCACCATTCCACTCAAAGATACCATATAACGAATCATTTGTATCAAACCAATATGAGTTATCTGTAGGCTTACCGGCAGTTTCTTCTGCACTGGCTGTAAGTGCTGCCAGGTCAACATCTGCACGAACTACGTATGCTCTATTTGCTACACCAAGGAAACTGTAAGCAGCTTGCAAGCCGTATTCGTTTTGCTCGCCACCATGTATCGGATTGTTGTTTGCATCTGTGTAAAATGTTGGATCACCAAAGGTTTCAGCTAACTCACGCTGTGAACTCATTAGGTATACTTTACCAGCATTTGATTTTAATGTACCAGGAGCAATACCTGTACCGCCTGGGTTTGTTTTATTTTCTTTTGTTGCTACAAATATAATTGGTGTGGTACCTGGCTCGGCTGGAGTGTAAAAACTCTCGTCGATTACATTAACCTGTACACCTGGTGATACTAAAGCCATTTTAATTTTCTCCTCGTGGATCTAATGTTGTTATAGTTATTTAGCTAATACGAGTAGAAAAATGGGGTTTTGCAGGTAATATTAGTAGTTAATGAATGTAATTAATCAATTGATCCACATTAAATTCCAATTCACTTAACGTTCCATTGTTGTCAATTGTAAAATCAGCCATCCACTGTTCGAGGCTCATTGAATCTTTTGATTCCGGAGGCAGATGGTCGATTCTATCAACCCAAATTGCATAGTCAAAAACACCTGTGTTTTTCATAGCAAAAAATTCACGCTTATTGCGTAGTCCGCAATAAATGTCATGTGCCCGAAATATTTCTCTACCTAAGCGACTTGCATCAGGAACATTATAATTGCAGATAGCATCATACCATTCTGCTCTGTGATTGTGCCGGTCAGCATAACACTGTTCTTCATTAGCGTATCCATAATTGTCCTTTAGTTGGTCAAAGATAAACAGTTTAGAGCAGAACTGGCTGCTCGATTCAAAGCTATATCCATACTTATCACGTAGCATTTCGCAGACAGTATCTTTACCATGTCTGCCATGTCCAATAATTAGTAATTTTTTTCTCATGTGTTATATTATGATATTTTTAAAAGTATGTCAACCATTAACCAATTAAAAATCCGTAACCTGTTCCACCCGGAACTGCTAAACTTACTTCGTTTTCTAGCTTTTCCATTTCAGCTTGTGCTTCAGCTTTTAAACTTGTACCATTTAGTGTTGTTCCGCCTTGTGGTCCTGCAATAGTGGCAAATTTTTCTCTAGCTTCACCTAGCATGTATTTGCAACTAGCCAACGTAAAATCTTTAATCCACTGTTTTGCAAGATAGTCGGTTAACAATTGACTATCTGGGCGATAGTTGTAACACCATAACAATACTTCTTCACCTGCACGAGGTCTTTGTAATATTTGTAATTTTTTTGTAGAACGAGACCAGTTAAACTCAATAAAACTACCAAACATACGTCCTACAAGTTCTTGCTGTCCTGCAAATAATTCATAAGTTGCAAGTCCGCCCATTCCTGATCCTGCAAGTAAATAGGTGTTTGTGTATGCAAGGTTAAACGGTTCGTATAGCGAACTACCATCTCCGCCACCACTACGAGATCCTACACTACGTCTAAATATTTGACGCACTTCCATTATTTCATGTGGAAGAATGTAATCGTTTTGATCTTCTACCAATCTCAAAGCAATATAGCTTTCTTCAACACTAGCATCGCTGCGTTGACGATAGCGTGTGAGTGCTTTGGTCAATGCAGTTTCGTAATGTATAGGATCTAATTCTACGTCAACCATGCCGCCGCCAAGAAAGGCATGCACATAATCAAATACTTCTTGTTTCTGGGTTACTAATTCATTGTCGGCCATATTTGTCTCCAACAGTATTTATGCTAAATATACGTATGCCAAGACTTAGTTTATATAGACCAAATAAAACATCAGACTACGAATTTATAGATAGAATTGTTCTTGAACAATTTTCTGTAGGCGGTACTGATGCTTTTGTTCACAAATATCTAGGACCAAAAAATCCTAGTGACGGTAATGCAACCGCAGATCAACCTCAGTACGATGTTATCAAAGAAACAAACATTCAAGATATGTTGTTCTTAGAAAATCGAGACAGAAAATATGATCCTGATATTTACTCTATACGAGGAGTTTACAATGTCAGTGATAACGATTTTAATCTAAGTCAATTTGGATTATTCTTGAGCAATGATACTCTTTTTATGACCATACACATTAATGCTACTGTAAAAACCTTAGGCAGAAAAATCATGCCAGGCGATGTAATAGAATTACCTCATCTAAAAGATGAGTATGCATTAAATGATTACAGTGTTGCTCTTAAAAGATTTTATGTCGTCGAAGATGTAAACCGAGCTGCCGAAGGATTCAGTCAAACTTGGTATCCTCATTTGTATAGAATTAAATTAAAACAAATATTAGACAGTCAAGAATACAAGGACATACTAGATCTTCCAGCAGGTGATGGTGAAAATACTCTTAGAGATGTGTTAAGCACTTTTGAAAAAGATATGCAAATAAACAATGCTGTAGTTGCACAAGCAGAAGCTGATGCTCGTCTAAGTGGTTATGAAACCAGTCATTTTTATACATTGCAAGTTGACGAACAAGGAAGACCAGAGTTACTAACAACAGATATTAATACATTAGATGCAACTAGTTCTGCACTTGCTGACAGAATTTCTAAAAGTCCTGAACGTGAAGGATATACAGGATATCTTCTAGGAGATGGAATTGCTCCAAACGGCGAAGCATTTGGCAGCGGTATTGGATTTCCAACTTCCAGTGCCGAAGGAGACTATTTTTTAAGAACTGACTTTATGCCAAACAGATTGTTTAGATACGACGGAAGACGCTGGGTCAAAGTCGAAGATAACGTAAGAATGACCATGTCTAATACTACTACAAGAAAAACTCAAAAAACTACATTTGTAAACAACACCACAACAAATACAATCGGTGGAGACATTGTAGAAGAGCGTCAGAGCTTGAGTAAAGCACTAAGGCCAAAGGCGGATAATTAATGCATATCTATAAGTGGACACATAAAGAATCGGGTATGACGTATATCGGGCAATCTGTGCAAGATCCTAATCAACGACGACTCGAGCATATTTCTAATGCACGACATACTAAAAAAACATATCATTTTCATAACGCTATAAGAAAATATGGCGTGGATGCGTTTGATTGGGAAGTAATTGTGTTTGCGTCGTCGATAGATGAATTAAACTACCTAGAAGATTTTTATATAAAAAAATTTAATTCGATCGAAAACGGTTATAATTTGAGAGAAGGTGGCGGAAATAAACTTCACTCAAACGAAAGTAAAAAACGCATGAGTGAGGCACAAATAAAAGCACATCAACGAAGAAGAGAACTTGGCAAAGATACTTTTACAAAAACTAAAAAAACTTCCGGATGGACTTGGTCAGAAGAGCAAAAAGAGAAATTAAAACCAGTGCAAGAAAAACTTAAAAAAATGCTTAAAAATAAAACTTGGAAACTAGTTGATGGAAAACGAGTCTGGATGGAGAAAGAATAATGAGTCTTCACTTTTATGACGGTCAAATACGAAGATATATTACTCAGATTGTTAGAATGATGAGCAATTTTAGCTACAAAGACGGCGAAGGAAGTTTGCGTCAAGTGCCAGTGACTTACGGAGATCTGTCAAGACAAGTTGCCAGTATTATGAGAGATAATTCTGAAAATAAACTACCTAGTGCTCCACGCATGGCTGTTTATGTTACCGGTTTAGAAATGGATAGAAATAGAACCAGCGATAGTAGTTATGTAAGTAAAGTTAATATTAGAGAAAGAGCATTTGATGCTGATGGTAATGAATATCTAAATACACAAGGCAAAAATTATACAGTTGAACGTTTAATGCCTACACCATATACACTAAGTGTAAATGTTGATATATGGACAACAAACACTGATCAAAAACTTCAAATATTAGAACAGATTTTAATGTTGTTCAACCCAAGCTTGGAAATTCAAACCACAGACAATTTTGTGGATTGGACAAGTTTAAGTGTAGTCAATCTAGAAAGAACTGAATTTAGTAGTAGAAGTATTCCTGTAGGTGTTGAAAGCGAAATAGACATTGCTACTCTAGCATTTAGTACACCGATTTATATTTCTCCGCCAGCTAAAGTAAAACGTCTAGGTGTAATTACTAATGTTATAACAAGTATTTTTAACGAACAAATAGGCACCATAAATCTAGGAGAAAGTTATCCAGAAATTAGTGCGTATAGCGATGAACAATTTCCAGTTAGCAACAGCACCACAACTACAGTTCAAGACGGCAATGTTGATATTGATACTTCATTGACAGTTTCTCCTACATCCGACAATAGAGCAACATTGAGTACTACATATAGAAATTATGGAGTGTACATTACATCAACAACAGGACAAATCATTGATAAAAATGTTGTCGGCACTGTAAGTTGGCGTATTATTACTGACAGCTATCCGGGCACTTACAAAGCAGGTATAAGTCAAATAAGACTAAGAAAATCTGATTCTACTAATTATGTTATAGGAACGTTTACAATTAATCCGCTAAATGAAACTGAAATTTCTATTAATTGGGACATGGATACATTGCCAACAAACAATGTACTAGAAGGTCCTGCTAGAAATCCCAGTAGTTGGAGTACACTTGACAAAATTGTAGATCCTCTAACCTACAATCCTACAAATGACAAAACACCCGGATTACGTTTGATGATCTTAGGCGATTTAAATCCAAGCGAAAATGTAGGACAGACAGTTGGTGAAACACCATATACATTTGCATATGACGGCCCGGATGCATGGAAACACAGTATATTGGTTAACGGCAGTTACGATTTTGTGGCTGGATACGGTGACATTGTAGAATGGGACGGATCTCGTTGGCATGTTGTGTTTGATGCAACTGATGCAACTGATATAACTTACATTAGCAATCTCACAACAGGAACACAATACAAGTGGACAGGCACAGAATGGATACAATCCTACGAAGGTGAATATTCACATGGCACCTGGATGTTGTATTTAGACGCATAACTATTTGTATGAAGAAAATAATTTGTAGTGGTGCTTTATTTTACACCTTAGATACCAATAGATTTTTATTATTACATCGTACTCAAAGTAAACAAAATGATGTTTGGGGATTAGTAGGCGGAACCAATGAGGAAAAAGAAACTCCTTGGGAGGGCTTAAAACGAGAAATTGAAGAAGAAATTGGATCGTTGCCCGATATCAAAAAAACAATTCCTTTAGAAACGTTTGTAAGCAACGATAATCACTTTTATTTTCACACTTACCTATGCGTAGTTGAAAATGAATTTATACCAAAGCTTAATAACGAACACGACGGATACGCTTGGGTAACCTTTGGCAAATGGCCGAAACCGTTACATCATGGGTTATCCAATACTCTAAAAAGTAAAACCAATCAAAAAAAGTTAGAAACTGTTTTTACTTTGATCAAACTGTTCTCTTAACCAATCAAAGTCATTTATTCTACGCAACTCTTGCGTAG